CATCAACTGGTACTTTTTCTAATGGAGAAACCATTGAAGGAGGAACGAGTGGACTTAGGGCTACACTTCATCAATACCACAGTGCAAACACTACAATAAGATATTCAAGTCCTGTTACAAAAAATAATTCTAATGCCATAGCAGTTGGAGATGGTAACACATATTACACTGATACTACAACAACATGGACTGCGGGAGAAACTATTACTGGAGCTTCAAGTGGTGCAACAGCAACTGTTCATGCCAGTACAACTCAAACTATCGGTGATATAGATAATCATTATCTTTCGTTGGATGAGAGTTATATTGGTATCACAGGAATTATACCACTTTCCGAAAACTTGAGTGGTAGTACAAATATGTTTTCAGTCAACTATCAGTACGCATTGAATGACCTTTATACTATGGGGTCAGCTGGTGATGTGAAAAGCTATGTTTTCACACAACAATATCTTTCTACTATTCAAAATCTTTTCTCTGGAATGCCTAGATTCAGATTCAATCGTCACAGAGATAGAGTTTATCTTGATATAGATTGGAGCTCTGACCTTCAAATAGATGATTTTGTTATAGTTGAAGCTTATGCATCAATGAATCCAGAAACATATACTGATGCTTATAGTGATATTTTTCTCAAAAAATACTGTACAGCGCTACTAAAAAGGCAATGGGGAATGAACCTTATAAAATTTGAAGGTGTCCAATTGCCAGGTGGTGTTACTTTAAATGGAAGACAATTATATGATGACGCAATTACAGAAATTGAAAAATTAGAAGTTGAAGGAAGGCTAGAGTATCAGCTGCCCGATGATTTCTACATGGGTTAGAGGATATAAATGGCAACCAATCATTACTTTAATCATTATGGAACTAATACACCAGATCAAAGACTTGTTGAAAGTATCGTAATTGAGTCTATTAAATCTTTTGGTATTGATGTTCACTACATGCCTAGAACTCAGGTCAATACAGATTCTATCTACGGAGAGGATCGTATTTCTAAGTTTGAAGATGCTCGTATGGTAGAGGTGTACATTAAGAGTGTAGATGGATTTGAAGGTGACGGTACATTTGTAAGTAATTTTGGACTAGAAGTAAGAGATCAAATTACATTTACAATTTCTCGCAGAAGATTCACAGATTTAAATTTTGAAACAGAGAATAGAGATAAAGAACCACTAGAAGGTGACCTTAT